ACCCAGCGGTGCCGGAGATCAGGTCTTTGGCGACCTGGGCACCAGCGACCGGGCCAAGGTTCAGCAGCTGTTGCAACCCGGTCTGCTTGAGCCCCTGCCCAATGAGGGTTTGCAGGCTTCCGGCAAAGTCCTTTGCGGCGTTGATTTGTTCCCGGAACGCAGCGGTGTAGTCGACCCGCTTGCCTTGGGCCTCGACGACTGCGCTCTCCGCTTTGGCGACACGCTCCATAGCGGCAGCCAGATCCTCTGCGTCTGCCACCTGGGTCTTGCCTGTGGCTGCGTCGAACGTGACCTGCTGCAGTTTGGCGAGCTCGGCGTATGCGTCGCGGCGTTCCGCCAGCGCGTCGTTGTATGCCTGCTCGGTGTCCGTCGCTCGGCTCACCGCATCTGATAGGGAGATGGCCCCGGTGATTGAGTCCCGGATGCTGTCAGAGTAGTCCTGGGAGGCCTGTGTCAGCTGTTCGAGGCGTTCCCGTGCCGTGGTAAGGGCGGTCGCCAAACGTTCCTTGTTTGCCTTTGCCAGTGCGTCGGTCTTTTCCTTGAGTGCCTTACTGCGCTTAGCGGCTTCCTCCTGACGCTTGGCCTGCAGGTCCGAGTACGCCCGCTTGTTTGCTTCCTCAAGCATGCGGAACCTGCCCGCAGTCACGTTGACGGACGCACCCAGATCGTCGGTGTCTTTCTTGGCAGACTTGGCTGCCCCACCAAACAGACCCAACCCGGCGGTGGCCTTGATGAGCTCAGCGATGATGACCTTAGTTGCATTGCCCAGGAAGCTGCCGGACTCGCCAGCCTCTGTTGCAGCCTGTGCAGCTTTGCCAAGGTTGCTGACTGTCGGCCCGAGAGCGTTGTTCAGTTCGGTGCCGACCACTTCGGAGATGTCACCCAGGGCGATGCCAAGCCGTTTCCAGCCACCGTCCGCGCCCTTGGCTGCGGCCTCGGCTGCGCCGTCCACCACCGGGCGGATCTCCTCCATCGCCATTTGGAAGTCCTTGGACTTGACAGCTGTGTCGGAGACACGGAGCCCGAGCCTGCGGAGCGCACCAATGTTGCCCTGGTAGGCGCGGCTGAGACTGAGGGCGACAGTCTCGACATCGCGCCCGGTCGTTGCCGCAATATTTAGCGCGGTCGCAAGCAAGTCCTGTGCTTTGCCTGTGTCGCGGGTGGCCTGCAACAGCTTCTGCAGGGCGGGACGGAGCTCGTCGTCTGCGACCGCTGCGCTGTACTGAAGCTTCTGCAGGTTGGCCTCGACCGCCGCCACCTGGTCGTTGGTTGCCCCGGTCGTGTTCTGCAAAGTGTTTGCGAGCAGACGCTGAGACCGGGCATCCTCGTTCGCTGCCTGAATGGATCGGCGCGCTGCGTCAACCAGGGCACCCGCGGATACCACGCCAAGCAGCTGCTGCTTGCCCAGTTTCTTGAGGTCACCAATGGCGGCACTGATGCCCTTGTTGTCGTACTCAGTTATGACTGGAAGCCGGACTGCCATTGCCTATCGTTTCTTTATGAGCTGCCTGTTGACTTTACGCTCCAGGTCGCGTATCAGCTCGACCATTCGCTCCTCAAGCTGGGGCAGGTAGAACCACACACCGGGCCACATGTAGCGGGACGGACCCTTGTTCGGTCGGCCCGGCTGGGCGGTGCGGTGCGGACGATCCTTGCCCTGCAGCGACTCCTCGAATTGTTTTTCGGGGTTGAAGCTTCCGCCGTCCTTGCCTGCCATGTCGTAGATTGCGCCAGCCGCGTCGCTCTGGATAATTGAGAACATGCTAAACGCTTTGCCTTTGCGGGCCGACTTCTTTGGGCCACCCAGCTGAAACTTGATGTTGCGTCGAACCTTGGCCCGGTTCCACACCACGTTGCGTCCCTTCAGCAAAGTGCCGCTAGCCATCCCGGTCAGCGGGTACTTGCTGTTGGACCAGCCTGCGCTGGTTGCGTCGAACTCCTGCCGGGCCGAGGTGACAGCCTCGTTAGCCATGAGCCGGGAACGCTTGCGGAGGTCCGCCAAGAATTGGGGGTCAATCTTGCGGAGATCCTTGATGGCCTGCTCCAGACCGACAACCTTGACCGACGACTTGGGGACTGTCACTGTTGCCTTTCCGATAGTGCCTGGGCGAGGGTTGCCACCAGCGTGGGTGGCATCGCTAGGAGCTCTGAGTAGGGGATTCCACGGAGGATGAGGGCGGCGACTGTGGCGTGGATGCCGCTTCGCCAAAAGGGATTGTTTCCACCTTGTAGCCCACCGTCTTGATTTGGCGGGCGTACTCGTCGAGGGATGCCGGGACTGTGATGCCGTTCTGTTTGGATGCCAGCCAGGACAACCGGGTCAGGATGTGCTGGCTGACCCGGTTGTCGAGTGCGTCGATGAGAGACATGGTCTCCATCTTCTCGAACTCCAGTTGGCTTGCCATTGACAGCTCGACGGTGTCTTGCGACCCATCAGCCCGCACGGTGGTGATGTGTAGCAGGAACATGTCAGGTGGTGGCCTTCACGACCTTGCCCGTGAACACGAGCTGCATGGCGGCAAGATCCCCGACGGCACCGTTGACGGGCTGCGACGAGGCAAGAAACCCGGTGACCGTGTAGGACGGGTTCGTTGCGCTGACCGCGCCAGAGTCGGCCTTGACGACGACGGTGGTGGTGGTGCCGACCAGCGGAAAGATGGTGGCCTCCGTCTTGGTGGCAGCGAAGTCCTGGTTCAGGTTGACGGTGCAGGTCGTGGCCTCCAACCCAGGCTGGAAGACGTGGTAGGAAGTTCCAAAGACGTCGGCGGGCACTGAGTCCACTGCGTAGTCGAGCACGACTGACGAGCAGTAGCTGCTGAGATCGACGCTGTTGATTGTGACGCTGGCGTTCTTCATGACGAAAATGGCCATGATTAGTCCTCTGCTTTCTTGTTGTTGTTGGTCTTGGCGATGTGCCCGGATTCGAGCAGGGCATCGACGTTTGCGCCCTGAAGCTCATCGTCTGTGATGGTGTCTCCAGGGTTCTTGCCGGCAATGTTGTCGGCTAAGACTTTGTAGGTTGCCACGGGGTCTCCTTAGTAGGCGGGGTATTGGACGGTGATTGAGTAGGCGGGCAGTTCCTGCGATCCGACCAGGTAGGTGGTCGGTGCGGCGGCTGTGGCGGGCACGGTGTTGATCACTGTGTCCACCAGTTCGAGCTGGGCTTTGAGCGCGTCGAGGTTGCCGGGCGGTGGTTGGACCGCGTACAGCGTGAACTCGCAAACAAGTTGTGTGCCTGCGCCGCCGAACGTGGAACGTGTGAGCACCGGAGGTTCGACGATGACGGTGCCTGGGCGGGCGTTGCGGGAGTCCTCAACGACTGCCAGACCTGCTGCCACCAGCTCTGCGACGAGGCGTTCTCTTGCGTCATTGGTGCGGCCCACCTCATGCCACCTGCGCCCTGTTGCATCCCCACAGCCGGAGGATTTCGCCCATTGCGCTGATGGGTTGTGTGCCGGACGAGTACGCCTCGAACGACTGGTATTCGACGCTGCCCCTCATCCTGTATAGGTTGCCTGCAAACATTATCGTGCCGAGCTTGATGTCACCGCTGGGCACCGTCGTGAGGGAGTCGGTGTAACCCGCAGCCCTTCTACGACGGTGCGCCAGGGCGTTCGCGGCATCCGTGCATACCGTTACGAACGCTGTGTCGTTGGCGGTGGCGGGGCTGATTCCCAGCCAGTCCAACACGTTCTGGTTGGTGATCCATGTGCAGGTTTGTGTCCAGGTGACGGTGCCGTCGCAGGCCTCGTACTCGACATCGTCGCCGCTGTCCTCGTAGATGACCTGGTTCAGCTTGATGGTGTCGTAGTCGAAAACCAGGTAGCCCTGTTCGTCGACTTCCAGCAGCTGGTACGGCTCGCAGCTGATAACGGTGTAGGTGCCGTCAAACCCGCCGCCCACGGTGGCAACGGTGATTGACTGCCCGACCGCTATGTCTGTAGGCGTGAGGGTCTGAAGCGCCGCAGTGTTGTTCACCCGGCGGCGGTGTGTCACGGAAAACGTAGCCATGCTTCAGACCCTCAGTGCCTTAGTCGTCGGATCAGGTGAGCTTGACGAACTTGGTTGCGTCGATCATCAGCGTGGCGAAGTAGCCCCTGAACGCAAGCGTCCTGCTGAGGGTCGACGGGGAGTCCAGGCTGATTGCGCCCTTCTGCTGCTCGTAGCACTCGAAGCCTGATGCGTCACCGACGATGACGGTGTCAGCTGCGAAGTTGCGGTCCACGACGACGCGGAGACCGAACGCGACAGCGTCGGTTGAGCCGGGCGACATGGTGCCGAACGCGTTCATGGGGCCGACCTGGGGGAAAAGCGGCCTGTCCGATCCGTCCGAAAGCGACCCGAGATACTGGAACATATTGGGGCTGAGGAAGAGATGGGTGGGCAGGTTGCCGTTCGATGCGGTGAGGATGGTGCTGGCGCAGTCGTAGATGTCCGACACCCACTCGGTTGCCGAGGTCGGGTCGGTCAGCGTGGACGACTGCGAGCAGCCCGCGAGAAGCTGGTCCGCTGCGTAGTTGTCCGTGGCGTTTGCATAAATGCGGCTCATATCTTCGAGGATGAGCGAGAGGACCGCCGGGTCTGACCAGTCGAGGTCGGCCTCGGAGACGTTGACGTAGCCGCCGAAGATCTGCTTGGTGACCTGGTTGTTGAACACGACGAACGTGCCGGACTGGTTGCTCATTTCGGCGAGGCTTGCACCGATGCTGGTGTGCGTGGTGACCTCGGGGCGGATGAAGATCTTGCCGCCTGCGGGCATGGCCTTGGCCCCGATTGCGTCAACGACGGGGCGGCGACCCACGAAGTTGTTGTAGACCGGGCCGATGATGGGGGTCGGCAGGATGCCGGGCGTGTCGGTCGTGACCACGTCGGGTGCAGCGGCGCGGAGTGCCTGCGACATGTCGTGCCATGCCGAACCACCTGCGATGGCGGCGGACAGGTACTCGACAGCGGTGGGCAGCTTCACGTCCTTGCGGGCGGTGGCGTAGACCGGAATGGTCGGGATGGGGGTCTCGGCAGCTGCGGCCTCGACCGGGGTGGATTCTGTGGACACGTTGTTCTCCTCTGTGTCGGGTTGTGGTTCGTCATCCTCCGGGTTGGAGGCTGCGATCTGGGTGATTT